GGAGGAATAGCCCTTGCCGACCGCGTCCTGGAGGGCGACCAGGTTGTCGTCCCAGTCCGGCTGCTGTCCGATCCAGTTCTCCACATAGTCGGCGATCGTCTTGGAGCGCTGGTCGTCGTCGGCAGGCTCGACGGTCCACTGGCATTGGGTAATGACGTTGCGCCGCTTGTCCCGCTCGCAGAGCAGATGGCCGTCCTTTTCCTCCAGCAGCTCAAACAGCTCGGCCTGCTGGCGCACATCGCCCGCATCGGCGGCCCGGAAGATCTTGGCCAGCCGCTCCGGCGTCAGCCCGTCGGTCACATAGTCGCGCGCCGAGTCCATCAGCGGGGCCACCGCCAGCTCGCGGGTCTCCGGCTTTCTGTTGCTGAGATCGTAGGGGCGGCCAAATTGATCGTAGATGGTGACCATTAAAAGACTCCTCCGACCGCCATGCGCCTGCGGTCAACCGTCTGGTATTCGATGTCGCCGACGACCTCCTGCAGGGTGGCGTGCCAGGCCATCGCGCCCGCGATCGCCGAGTCGCCGTGCCGCTTGGTCTTGTCAGCGCCGGTGTTCTTGCTCTCCGGCAGCTTGGCCACGCCCTTGATCATCTTGAGCGCCCGGTGGTCCTCGATAACGTCCGCGTCCTTTGCCAGGAGGATGGTCTTGTCCTCGAAGGCAGCCTTGTATTTCGGCATCACCTCGCGGTACCAGGACTCGCTGATCATCACCTCGGAGATCCGGTCCGCGCCGTAGCGCTGGGCCGCGACCTCCGCCAGGTATTGGCCGTTGCCACGGGCGTCGAGACTGCCATGGGAGAAACGCGGCAGCCGGTCGCAGAGATAGAAAAAAATCTGCTCCTGCTGCTTGAACGGGATATTGCGCAGTTCCAGGATGAACGGGGCCGCGAAGCTCGCGTCCTGGCGCTCCTGCAGCGGGACGATCACCGACAGGTCGCCGGTGCGGGCGAAGTCCTCGCCGACATAGGAGCGGCGGCTCGGGTCGAGCCCGGCCAGCAGCGGGGCCAGGTAGTCCTCGCACCAGGCGGCGACCTCGGCGATGCGGACATCCTCCGGCAAGTACTTGAACTCGTCGGTCTGGGAGTAGCGCAGCACCGGGACCATCTCCGACATGCACCCCTCGATCAGGGTCCTGGTCAGGAAGGTGCCGGAGCCCTGGGACGGGATGCACATCAGCTCCTCGTCGGCACCGTCGCCGTAGCTGTCGATCAGATCGGCACGCCACTTGTCCTGGTCCGCCTGGGTCCACTCCTTGCCCTTGGTCAGGCAGATCCGCTGATAGAGGCCGTCGGCCAGGGCGTCATCCAGGGTCACCCGGTGCAGGGAATAGGGTTTGCGACCGGCGCGGATATCCTTGACCAGCTCGTTGAAATAGTTGGAGTCGCCATCGTGGGTGGAGATGATCCGCACCTCGCCGCCCCACATCAGCAGCGCCAGCGCCGCCTTGATCAGCTCTTTCAAATCGCTGTGAAATGCTGCCTCGTCGATCACGACCCGCCCCTGCTTGCCGCGCAGGTTGGACGGACGGGACGACAGCGCCGTTATCCGGTGACCGGAGGCGAAGGTGATGCGGTAGGTGAGGATCGACTTCTCGTCGCCCTTGTCGTCCTGATCGAGAAAGATCTCCTCGCTGACCTCGGACGCCGCCATCTTGTATTTCTTGGCCCAGTCGGCGCAGGCCAGGATAAACTCCTCGGCCATCTCCTTGTTGTAGCCGATGTACCAGACGTCATCGCCGTCGACCTCGGCGGCGTAGAGTGTGTCGTCGCCAGACTCGGCCCAGGTGAGCCCGATTCGGCGCGACTTCTCTATCAGCTTGACCGGGGCCGGATCGGCGCACCAGCGCTGCTGGTACCCGAGAAAGATATGCGGCGTATCGGTGGCCATCATGCGCTGATCCCGAGAATTTTCTGGCGGATATCCGCCGCCGTCTCCGGGGAGATCCCGGCGGCCCTGGTCACGGTGTCGACGACGTCATCGGCGACCAGCTTGGCTTTCTCCATCTTGTCCCAGCGCTCCAGGAGCGCCCCGATCTTTGCGAGGGTATCCATCATCGGCGCGGTTCGCGCGGAGGCGTGCTGGTCCTCCAGGAACTGCAGCTGGTCCTCGAAGAGATCGCGCAGCCGCTGGATGTTGCCCTTCTTCTGGCTGCGGGCACGGTCCCAGCCGTCAAGCTCGTCGGACGGGGCCTTGGACTCTGCCTTCCACCTGGACAGGCTGGTCACCGAGACGCCAAGCGACTCGCCGATCGCGGCCAGACTGTGGCCGTCTGCGTACATCCTGATTGCCTGCGGCTCCAGGATTGCCCTATCCCCCTTGGTCGCCATCAGTAGCCCAGCTCCGCTTCGATCCGGTAGATCTGGCTGTTGATCGACAGCAGCTCGCCCTGGATGGTGACCAGGTTGTCCATGAGGGTGGCGGCAGCCGCCACTTCCATCTTGACCAGCTCGACGAGGAGCGGGTTGATCATCGGCTCGATCTGGCGGGCCAGGGCCTCGCCGTCAGCCACCAGCTGCTCGCGCTGGACCTTGAGCCGCTCCAGCTTCTCGCGCAATGCGTTGTTGGTCCCTGCCATCAGTTGCTCCCTCTGTTACCCTTCATAAATCCCCTGATCAGGTCCGCCAGCTGGGTCTGGGCGGAGGTATTGAGCCGCACCATTGAGACCAGCTCGCGGGCAATGTCCTCGTAATTCTCCACCAGGATGACGTTGTTGTCGTACTTGGTCCGGTGCTCGGTCATGGCCGCCTTGACCTCCTCCCGCAGGGCGACGATCGCCACCACCAGGTTGCGGATCACATAGATCAGCAGCAGCGGCGGCAGCACGAAGAACACAAACAGGATCAAGTACCCCGGCCAGCCGTGAACCAAGTCGATGATAGCCACCACTGCCTTTGCCAGTCCTACCGTCTCCATGCATTGCTCTCCTGGTCGAAAAGTTCCTGGCAGCTGACGCAGCGGATACACCCCGCCACCAGCTTGCGCCGTAGTTCCGGGATGACTTCCCCGCAGTCGATACAGTTGATCCGCGACGGGGTGGTGATCCTGGTCCGGTCCTGATGGTTGGCCATGGCCTCCCGGCGGTAATAGGCGTCCAGCTCCTGCGCCCGGTCGAACTGGTCAACCATTAGTTGGCGGCCTGCGATTTCTCGATCTTATGGCCGATGCCGATGATGGCCAGACCCTCGGCGATCTTCATGGCTCCCGCCTCAAACTCCTTGTTGACAATCATGACCAAGCCCACGGCAATAAGCCCCAGACCGCCAGCCCATGTTTTCCAGCCGCTCATGTTCATACCCCGTCCTCCATTGTCAGTTGCCGGTAGTGTTTCTCGATCTTCTCGACGTAGCGGATCGTCTCGGCGCTATGGCGCTCGCCGGTGATCTCCGGCAGTTTCCAGACGATTGACGCCCACTTGTCGGTCGGTATCCCGGAGGCCTTGGCCCGCGCCTGGGCCGACAGGATATGCCCAGGCCCGGCGTTGTAGGAACCGAAGGAAAACCGCAGCCGCTCAAGGCCGCGCTCCAGTTTCCACATGGAAAAGAGATAGTGGAGATACCCGGCACCGAACATGATGTTGATGTGCGGCATGGTCGCGGCCTCGTCCTCCAATTTCAGCCGTCCGGCCATAAAGCGCGCGGTGGACGGCATCAGCTGCATGACGCCCCTGGCCCCGACCGGCGACACCGCCGCCTGGTCGATGCCGGACTCGGCGATCGCCTGGGCCTTGAGCCAGAGCCAGTCGAGGGTCGTCCCGAAAAAGTGGCTGGTGTAGGCCTTGAAGTATGGGTCGTAATGTGGGTGTCCGAGCATGCCGCCGTCCGTCGAGTCGATACCCGAAAAACCCGCCAGGACGTTGTGAGAGGTGTCTGGCAGGTTAGTCGGGAGATCAGTGATGGTGACGTTATAACGTCAGGGGCTGCTGTTACGGAACGGGAAGGGCTTCAGTAGTAGGGCTGCATCCAGGATGGTGATTGATGATGGTAGTGGGGAAATATCGGGCCGCAGGACGCGGCCCGGAGGTGTGGTGCTTATTGCGGTCTACAGGAGGTCAACTGCTGCCGATATCCGTTTCTCGACTGCCTCCATCAGGAGGGCAAGCCCCCTGGCCCCGCGCTCGGACAGCCCAAGGCCATTTTTGTCGGCAGACAGGTGCGGGGTGACCTCTGCCAGGAAGGTTGCCACGGCCCCGGCACGGTCGAGATGCTCGGCAATATTGTCGCGGGAAAATTGCTCTGTCGGCACCATGTTGGGCGGACATTTGCAGCGCGGCTGCATCGGGCATGACCGACACTCATCATTGCAACAGTAACGGAAATTACTCCCCAGAACATTCCTGGCCTCTCCTCCAATCGATGTCTTTGTTGCTGTTCCCATGGTACCTCTGTTCTTACTGATGTTTGATCAATTCAGCCCGCATCCAGGCCGACCTCGCCGATACGATCAACGTTGCAGGACCATTCAGTCCATGACCATGAAGGCAAATAGCGCTGCAGATCCTGTACACAAAAAACCAGCGCATGGCGCTGGTTGTCTTGTTTTCGACTGGTTGGTTCCGACAACTTTTTAACAAAAAGGTGATACGGATTATTAACATTCTGTTACGTTAACGTCAATCAATACCGTGGCGGTCCTGAAATCCTAATATAACATTTCAGCATGTCCTCGCAGGCCGTCAGCGGTCAATCCTTATACATGTAGCTGATCTCGAAGATATAACCGTCGGCAGGTTCGGCTGGACAACGGAAATCCCGATGAATCCTGATCTCTCCATTTACCGGGCGGCCCGGCATGATATTGAGGCGGCGGTGCTCGGCGACCATCAGCCCCTCGATAATATAGAGATCCAGCGCTCCCTCTTTCTGGGTATAGGTTGAGCCGAAACTTTGGTAATAGCCGTCGATGGTGCAGGTCTTTTTGTCGCTGGTGATATCGAAGTTCCACTTGCCGCTGTGGCAGCTGGCGCTGCCGTTGCTGTCGGCCCGGCAGATGGCGTTGTAATTGACGAACGTGCCGACCTTTCGATTGGCGCAGCCTGCGAGCAGCAGGGCGAGCGCGATAGTGCTTGCGATAAGAAGTTGTTTCATCACTGGTCTCCCGTTGAGGTTTTGGTTAATTCAATGTGTAGTATTTTCTCACTCAAAATTCTCCAACAATCTCTATCCAATCATCGGCAAGGATATCGTCTAAAGTAAGGTCTTCTGCGAACGTTGAGTCGTAGGCGTCTGGCCATTCATCTTGCACCACTAGAGAGCCATCTATATCTAGTCCAACACGTTTTCTGACTCTTACGCCGAGAAGTTCACGATCAAAAGTTGGGCGAGTAATATCTCCGCCATTTCTCAGTATTGTTTCAGCCTCCCGCAACGTCATAACACCTAACCCAGATTTTATTTCTATATTCTGCCATAACCCCATTTAAACGGGGTGTTTAAATTCTCCGAGCCGCCTACCGAAATGCCGACGAACATGGTGCGGGCCAGTTCCGGGCTGGCGATCGCCGCCACGTCCTTTGCCAGCTCGCAGTCGGCGATCAGCCGCCCCAGGCCGTCGCCTTTTACGCCGCACCAGTACCTGCCGTCGTGCC